TGTTGCATATGACAAAAATTTCTCAACATGATCCGCACTGCATGGCTCACCAGAATCTAACATTGCTGATAATGAATTTATATAGATTTCAGGCTTTATAATTTTATAATCAGATACCAGGTTTCTAGCACGATAAGCACCATAAACTCTGGTTAGACTCCTAGTAGGATCATCTGAAATCAAGGATCTGTAAAAATTCTTGTCATTCAACATACTCATAAAGTGCAAAACAGATGGTATCACACTTGTGAAGTTCCCATTCTTTATTATCCATGATTCCTTGATAGTGTCAAGAAATTTGGGATCCAAGGAGTCATATTCTTTGGAGAAACTCTTTTTCCAAAAGTCAGGCACATAGTAGCCCATATCCCATATCACAACTGGATCTATTAAGGGCATTTCCTCAGGCCTCAACACACTCTTCATATGGTCTAGAACCAAGTTTGTCTTCTCTCTATTGTACATGCAGTGCTTTACAAATTCACATGATGTGCCAGCTAAGATCAGCTCTATAGGATGGGGATCAAAAAAACCCATTGAGCCATAATGTATGTCCATCGACACATTAGGCAGGCCGTAGAACGATCTGATGCACTTTTCTGATACCTTCATCAAAAGGTAGGCTTCTTGCAAAGTGCCGCCTTGTTGCACCAATTCCATTGCTTTACTCGCCGCAAAAGTTACATCAACAGAGTATCCTTTATCTGTTGGTTGGAATGGTATGTTTCCTATAAACTTTTTGATCACTGGCAGTAGCTCACCCATGAAATATAAGATGGATAGAAATTCTTGATAAACATAGCTTATAACACTTTTCTTTATCGATATCATGTGGTTGGCTGCCTTTAGCAGCCAGTCGTAAATGCCTATCACTTCTTTAGGATCAATGGCCTCTGACATGAACAATTTTGCAGTGCTATCGTCAGAGTGTGCAACGGCTTTCAACAATGAAATTTTCCAATCCCTCTTTAAATACCTCCTCAGTACAACTTCTGTTATCACCATTTGATTAGCTGCATGCATCATTGATGACATGTAATTGAACATGCCCATCATGAAACTTGCAGACATCATAAATGAGAATCCTCCACCCATTTTTGAGTCTGTATCCTCTTCCTTCAGCATGTCAACCATCCATTTCCTACCCACATTCTCTCTGAAAGAGTCAACGACGTATCTCCTTGTTAGGACTTTTTTTGTCAGCATCAGCTTCAGAAAATACATGATGTGGATGTAAGCTGAACGCGGGAGAATGTGTGACATTCCCTGCACAAAATACATATACTTCTGTATAACTGAACGAGGTGCCCACCTTCTACAATCAAGTACGAAATTCATTACGGACTCCCACTTGAAGCCTTTGC